TTTAAACTTCCTTCAACGCCGTGCTGGAAAACAAAGCTACCTGCGTGTGTGCTTTCATCACCGAAGTAGAACATCAAGTTTTCGTCTTCTGTCTTAACAGTAAACACAGTTTCTTCTGAGTGTGCCGCACTTTGCAGTTTCATGCGGCTAATGCTGGCAACACTGGGCTCAAACACAACATTCCATTCAGCACCTTTGAACTTTACAGTTTTCAGCTTTTCTTCAATAATTGCTTTGTTCATAAAGCGATAGTCGTTTTGAAAGTCCCCACCTGCATTTTCAAAGTGAATATGTGTAGGAATCATTTCACCGTTGCGTTCTGCTTCAACCACATCAATCTTGGCATTGTCTTTGTACTCAGGATTTTTAAGATGCAGTGCCAGTTTATCCAAGTTAGGCATGCCAAATGTTCCTGCGAATTCTTCAACAGCAGAATGTGTAGTTGCGCTGAGAATTACTGAACGATCCTCAGCCATGCTTTCGATAACAGTGCCGTCTTCGTTTGTGACTTTTACAAGTTCAAGGAACCCTAGCGAGTGGGTGTGTGCTACAATATCTTGTAGGATATCTTTCATAATTATCTCCGGTTTTTATTTAAAAAATATAACATAATCAAGTGGATATGTCAACTTATTTAGGCAATTCTTCGTCATCGAAAAATTTTTCCTCTCTGTAACGCTCTAGCAATTCGGTCAATGCCAACAACAATTCCTTGTCGTCTTCATTGTCAGTGTCTAGAGACAAATTAAATTCCAATTTCATTCTGTGTCTCCAAAGTCAAACAGTGTTGCAAATGTGTTATGTTGTTTGGTATCTTCCAAATCATAATCTAACACACCAATCAGATTGTCTAACTTGTTGTCAATAATAGTTTCTGCCATCGCCGCATCGTCAAATGGCAGTTCTTTGAACCAATCGGGCAAACGCAACTCATCTGTGGGATACGCCACTGAAGTATAGCCCAGTGGATTCTGTTTTAGTTTACAGACGATTACTTTCATACCGTCCACAATCTCTTGCGAGTATTTGTCACCGTTCATGCGCTTTAGTGTATTCCAGTTGATACTTGCTCGAACGTGTCCTGGCATGTTTGCTTTGCCTTTGCGTGCTTCTTCCTTTTGATAGAAGCCAATCTTGTTTGCACGCTTAGGCGATCCTTTTTCCCAACCCGGCATCGCACTGAACTCTTTGCGGAACTCTGTGATCCTATCCAGAACATCTTTGTCTTTGTAATCCTGTAGCACCATGAGTAGAATTTCCATGAGGAACTCCTGCATATACACTGGCGTATCGGAACGTCTCAGGTCCAGACCCATTGCTTTTACTTTGCCTGGCTTGCCGTCTGTGTCTCGCCTTGTGCCTTCATCGTCATACACCAGAATGGCATAACGCTTCTTGGTGATAAACAGTCCGCTGAATCCCACAATTTCTCTGCCCGCGGCAATCACATCCGCACGAGTCTTGGGACAGTGGAATGCCTTTGCCATGAAGTCCTGAAAACTTGAGTTAGCTTCTTCACAGATTTGATCGTAAAGCGTAATCACGTTGTCTTTGCTCCAGGGAATATTGCCTGCATCCACTTCCTTCTTCAGTGTAGGATATGCTGAAAAATAAACCGAGTCTGTGTCACCGTAAATTACTGCTTCACCCACATGATCATACGAACCTGTTACTACTTCGTTGACTTTGGCACTCATGTGTTTTACAATCTGCCTGCCTGTCAATGTGGTTGATTGTCCTATGCGTTTATCAAAGAACCTGCAACCAGGATTAAGAATAGCGCCATACAAAGAGTTAAGGTTAATCTTTTTAACGAGCTGTCTCTTGTCCCAGAATGCAATCTCCGTCTCATTTCCTGCCTCCTGTGCTTTCTTTTTCATTGCCTGGAGTTCTTTACGTTCTGCATACCAGCGTTTTAGAATACCTGGAATAACGCCTTCGTATTCGGTTGTAAAGATTGTGCCATTTGCACTGAGCATCCACGGCATGTGATTGTCAAATATCATTTTATAAACTTCAGCGCCACTTAGAACATCTGAAGTTCCGTTTTCCCAATCAACCGTTATGGCAATATCTTTGCGCATCTCCATAACAGCATCGTATTCCATAGTAGAAAATCTTCCTTCCCATGCACCTGCGAAACTTTTCTTTTGCAGTGTCATTGCTTCGTGTATCATCGAGTCGGTGTGTTCAGGACGCAGTTGTCCTATGATAGTTTCGGGAGCCATGTTAAGCGCACGAATCACGGAAGGATACAGTGAATTCAAATCCATTGATCCGATCCAGTGATGAACACCTTTCTTGGGAAATGCAACATACGCACCCGCTGCCTGTGTGGCACCTTCATCTTTCTGCGGACGATTAGGAACTTGCAATCCTCTATGATGTGCTTCGTTAATGATAGCCTGCTCAGTCACGGCAACAGCACCCATTGTGGTTTGCAACAACACGGTGTTTGCATGAGCCAGTTCATTTGACAAATCAATAAACTTGAGTTTTCTATCTAGTTTATCCAACAGAGCAACGTCTTGTCTGTTATATTCAATAAACTTTTTGAAGTCCTGGTTGTATAGTTGATCCAGCGTGCCTTCATACACAGTTTTATTCTCACCCACTTCCATCTCACCGATAGCATCTAATCGATACGTGTGGCGTTCTTCATAGGTATATTTTCTGTACAGTTCTAGGCTGTCCAAATGCACACGACCTACCAAATCAAATGTTTCAGCCGTCTTGCCGTATTTTTCATATTCTCTTTTCTTTGGCAGTTGTTTCCAAAGACAGAAGCGTCTTGTATCGTCCTTGCTCAATATTCGACTCACACGATTTACAGTGTATGGAATATCATAACCTTCTGAGTTCCAACCTGATATAATGTCCGCATCTTCTATGCTGTCAAGAAACGCTTCCAGCATGTCGCCTTCTTTCTCAAACAGGAAGGTATTATCGAAATCTTTAACCTGTTCCTGTGCCTGCTCCATTGTGAGTGTTTTAGGAGGAATTGCAAACGTAACAAGGGCATCCATCCATTGTAGGTGAACAGAGATTGCGGTGATAGGCATGAACGGATCACTTGGATCTGCGAATCCACGCTCTGGATCAAAGTCCGTCTCAATATCGAAAAATGCAATGTTCAGTTTAGGAGCATCTTGATTAAGATAGTTATCAGAAAGGCATTGAAAAATAGGATTAACATCCGACTCGTGTAGATTTTTGCCTTTATTGATTGCCACTTCCTTGCGGAAGTCCTTGGTGTTTTTGCAAACCACACGGGTAAGTGGAGTTCCATGGACACTTTTAAATTTGCCTCTGGGATCCTCATAATAGAATGTGTATTTGGCTTGATATTCTTGATAGCTTCTCTTGCCATCCTTTCTTTCGACGATGCGAATGATATCCGCATCTCGGTCAAAGTAACCGTCGACGTAACTCATTTTCCTCCTGTGTGTTCGTTTATGGCCGAACTACCTTCTTCATGCCTGCCTTTTGCTTTGGCGAGATCGATACCACTGTACCAATCCATAAATACTTATACCTGCCCAGAATATTTCTATGATGATACTGGATATGTTAGGTTTAAAGTAAAGATTAATTCCCAACAGGATTGCAACTATTAAGTTGTTAGCACTGTACCAAAACCCTTTGGTATCAATCTTTCCTGCTATGTTGAGATAGAATGTGGTGATAAGAAGGGCAACACCGATGTTCCCCACAAAGTCACTCCACGTATATTGATAAGTCCAAATATCCATTACCACCATCCAAGGGCTCTTCCGAACCCAAACACGTTAACAAGACTAAAATAAAATGTAAGCAGCATAATCCATGCCGCACCTCTACGCCAGCTGGCATAAACCTGAGTAGTTGCACCTACAAAGAATCCTGGATAAACATATCGCATATCAGGATCGGCTGCGTTTACAGCAAGATACATGCTGGCAGCCACAGTAAATACAAAACTCACCAGCTCAAATGTAAATGCAACCTTATCGCTTTTGTAACTGTTAATCCAAAATTCTTTGACGGCTTGCATTACTTGTCATAGCCAAGTGTGGCAACCAGAGTTTCTAGATCTTCGTGTGCATCCGCATGCGAATCCCAGTCTCTGTTCTTGGCAACTTTGATGGCTTTATTAATCAGCGCAGGCTTAATGTCTAGCTCTTCCGCGATTGCTTTCACAGTCTCTTTCAATCCTGTTTGTAAATCTTCTACTTCCTGCATAACAGTTACACCCTCTCTTACAAGGCGTTCCAGTTTTGCTTTTTCTTCAGGTCCGTAGGTGCGATCACTCATTTGTTATTCTCCATAAGTTTATTAGTTATAATAAGAGGTTATGACAGAAATGTCAAGTTAAAAGTATACTTTTTTTGAATCAAATGCGCGGTGCCAACCAAAGTAGCGTGCTTTCCAATCTGACTGATCGTCTGAACACAGGTTGTACCATTCTTCTTTGCGCTGGATAATATCCGCCACTGCGGCATCCCAGTCTGTGTTTTCTATTATTTCTTCTGCGCGAGCTTTGTTTTCCATAGCTTCGTTGTATGAAGTAGCGTCTTTTTCAATATGAAATAATTCCATGCACCAATCTCGGGTAACATAGTCCAAGCTGAAGTCTATGCCCCACTTGGGTTTAATCACTAACAGTTTGTTAAGCACAGGACGAATTTCGGCAGCACGAATTATGTTCTCTCGTGCTTCTCCTGCATATGCCCAACGTGTTAATAATTGTGTGTGATCTAAAACCACACCGTCTTCTGAATTGTCTCGGTCAATGTACCATTGTTTGCCCGTGCTGTGGTGGAATTGGATTTTATTATGAACCTGCACATTATTCAAAACATAATGCTCTAGCTCAAGCGGTGTGTCTATTTCGTATCCATCCTTGTCAAAATCCTGTAATGGAACTGTTAACAATTTTTCATATTCTATTGGTGTTGTTAACAGTGGATTTTTTGTGAATGTTGCCCTCGTATTCTTTAGTCTCATTCAACGTCCATGTCTGCTAGCTTTCTATCTAGATAGATTGCTAATTTAATATCCTTCTTGGTTAGTGCATCTGCATCATGTGTGTGTAAACTTATAAGCATTTCGTCAAAGAACAAAACAACATCAACGAAATGATCCATTTCAGTCTGTGTCTTTTCTATTGCTAACAAGAAACGTACCGCATGATTGTAATCTGAGAATGTTACCCTTTTGCGCAAACGTTTGCCACCGTCTACCACTTCCCAGTTGTGTAAATAATCTCTTGCTAATTCTTCTGCCTTGCCCGGATCGATTATTTTCATTGTGTTCTATCCTTGTCGTCGATTGCGCCTCCGCTTACCCAGGCAGTGCAACTTCTTGTTCCTGCACATTTGAAGTGGAGGAAGTTGCAGTAACCCAAATCCGATTTGTGTATGGTTGCCATAACGTCCGCATCTTTTTCGTCACCCTGCGCACCTAACTCTATACAATCCCACATCTTGTCTGAAACGTCAAATGCCGCACAGTTGTTACACTGCATGGTTTTAGCCGTCTTTTCGTCTATGTCCCAGGTTTTGGCAGCTTCTTTCCAGTAGGTGCCTGGCTCCTCAGGATTAGCAGGACCATAGTGATAATCGTCTATGGCTTTCTGTCGATTTTTAAGATTGACATCAATGTCCTGTGTTGCAACAGGACAGCCTTTGTTAGCGGCTTCTATGATTTTGATGTATTCTCTCATAGACCTTTATTTTTAAGTTCTCTCATCAATCTTTCTTTGATGCTTTCTGATGTTTTAGGAAGAGTTGGTTCGACTTCTCTTTCAATAAACCGCTGAAACTTCTTCTGTAATTTTTTGTCGGCAGCAAGAACCTTGAGGCTCTTGTCAAACAATTTGAGAAAAGCGTTGTATTGGCTTGATGCAATTCCTGATTTCCTATCGCCGCTGTCGCTACTGGTATTATCGTTACTGCCTGTGAAAGCACTCTTCACAAAATTCCCTGCCGCATCAGGTCCATATTTGCCGCCTTTCTGTGCATTGTTAAATCCACGCTGAAATGCATTGGGTTTTTTATCTTCTTCGTCATCTTCACCCACCAGCTTGTCTTTGAGGGGATGATCTGTTCTGCCTGCTTTGGCTTTTGGCATCTTGTCCTTGCCGCGAGCATAGTCACCGTGCTTTTGTTTTTCATCCAGTCTAACACCTGCCAGCGCCGCAAAGTCTGCAATGCTGTCCATGCCTAACGGAAGACTGCCTTCTGTGATTTGCGCAGTTTCGTTTACATAATCTTTGGCGGGAGGAACGTCTTGTCCACCGCCTTGGGCGGCCTGTTGTAGTTTTGCTAAATCTTCTCTAGGGTCTGAAGGATCTAGCTCGAACAGTTTTTGCTGTAGATCATGATAGTCCATAATAACTCCTTTATGTAGGTTCGCCTTTCAGTGCGTCCATGGTTGGTTTATACACCATGTCCTTCACACGCTTGTGTTGTCTTTTTGCTGCATCTAAGATAGTTTTAGCCCACTTGGCTCTGGCGTTTGGAGTGTCTTTTAGAATTTTTCTCAGTTCTCGCTCGTTGGCAGGAATACTGGCAAAGCCATAACTTGCCCTTTTTAGATGGGTTAGGAAATTTTCCATTGTTTTACGGTTGAATCCTCGTTCAGCAATCTCTTCGATAATTTTTGCAGCCTCAAGTGCTCGTTCTTGATCACTTGGACTGTAGAAACTTTTGTTCTTGTTGTCTAGTTTGCGTAGATTGGCGTAGATGTCATCCACCATCTTCTCCATCATTGGACGCATCTTAGTCATAAAGGTGTCATTCATATAACCGTATATGTTGCCATCACCTGTCATAACATCGCCTCTGGTATCACGAGCACTGTCAGGTTTCTTGTCTCTGTAAAAGCTCCACATATTGCCATCTAGGGTGTAGAACTTGCCTTGTTTGCTCATACCTTTCTTGGCCGCTGATAAACTTTCATATCCAGTATCCGTAAACTTGCCATCTACCATGTGCAACACTGAATAAAAGTTTTTGCCTACTTTCCAGTCATCGCCTTTTTTACCAAAGCCACGCACGTCACCGTTTGGTAGAACATTGATGATAAAAGTTTCGCGACTGATATCACTGGCTTTTGGCACACCGTCCGTGGGTGAGATTTTCGCATCGTGCTTTACTTGGTATTTCTTGAGAAACTTTTCAGCATACTCTTTTGGAATACCGGCATCAGTGAAGCTTTGAACGCTCTCACTAATGCCTTCAGGCTTTTTTGCCTTTTCCGCCAATCTAGATTCCAGTCTTGATTCTAAGCTTTCGTTTTTCTTTTTCTTATCTTTGGCAGCTGCCTTGCGATGTGCATCGTTTTTATATTTGCCTTCCACTACTTCTTCTTGCTCTTCACCGAACTTCATTTTATAGTCTAGATTGTGATACACTGAACTAATGTAATCCGAAGCCTTGGTGATTTTCGCCGCTTGCCATCCCATCAGACCTTCTTCTTCTGAGACTGCTTTAAGCATGTCGTGTAACTTGATTGAATACTTGGCTAGTTTGTACAGGTCGGCTCTTGCCATCTGTACTTCGTGATCCTGTTCTGCACGTTGTGCTAGATCAGCTAGTCCCTCGTCTGTGCGAGATTTTTTGAAATCATCTTTGCGCATTGATGAATACTCCATATAAACGTCTATATGAAGTATTTATCTTAAGACTTTGACTTTCTGCGTTTTTTCTTAGAGCTTGTTCCGCGGCGTTGTGTTGTACCAATGCCGTTCACAAAGCCATTACCGCCGCCCATGCTGGAAGCAACATTTCCTGCTGACATTTCATCTATGTCTTCAAACCGGCCACCGCCGCTTTGTGCATACTTTTTAGCAGCCGGAGTAGGTCCGCTGAACCCTTTTGATTTACCGCTTTTGTTTTTTACGATGTAGTATTTTACACCTCTAATAGTTCTGTATTCACCAGGTTCGCTCGCTTCGTCGATACCTGAGTCTTTCATCTTTTCACCAATGTTTACACCTTTTGCATATGCGGCGTAATACGGACCGTATGCTTCGCCTGCACCGCGATCAACGTATCCACGCTTGCCGTGTTCTAGGCCTGTTTGGAAATAGCTTATTTCTTTTGGCTCTAGATCAAAACCGTGTTTCTTGGCGAATGCTATGATTTTGTCATCTTCTGCTTGCTGTTTGGCGGCTTTTTCAGCATCGGCTTTGGCTTTAGCTTCGGCGTCTGCCTTGGCTTGGACTTTATCACCTGCGTGAACTTTGTCCAACACTGACTTCATTTTGTCGTTCATTGGTCCTAGTTCTGCTGGATCTGCTTCTTTAAGTATATCTCTAATCTTCATAGTACTATTTACCCTTTTTACGGCCTATTTTGTTTTTCACTTTCTTTTTGCTTAAACCAGTTGAGAAAGTTCATTGTGGGATTGCTCAAATACCAGCCAAGATCACGATAGGTGTTAAACTTTGCCT